CGTGGGCAGCTGGGAAAATCGTGCATTACTAGCTGAAGAACTTTGCCGTGCATACAAGATACAGATTGATCTACTAGTCACCCAGTCTCGCACAGTGCCTGCTGCCATGGAACAGCAGGTATTTCGAAACGATGATCCTGAGAGGTTCGGATTTGTTCGTGGGTGGAATGCCTGCCTAGAAACCACCATCGCAGTGTCACAAGACGCTGAGGGTGGTGGTCATGAGTGAGTTATTGCCTTATCCGTATCCTGCAACGTAGGCGCTACAACAGGCAATACATCCATCAGCTGTTCGCCAGCGTTGAATGGCCAGTCGGCTTCGACGCATCGGAATGAAAATGGGTTCATGATCACGGCATACATAATCATCTCCCGTAGTAATAACCGAGAACGAATAAATAAAGGCTAGCGCTTGATGAGCTGGCTGAATACGCTACGTTTTGAGAAGAATCAAATGCGACGTCACCATATCCAGATAATGAATACGCGAGTGCACTACCAACTGCAAGAACTACATTAGAGCTAGACGCAGTTTGTCCGCCAGAAGCTAAATAACCAAAATTTGCACTAGTTGTTGATGTGTTGTTTTGAAATCTAAAATTACCGGCAGTAGCAGTAATGGGCGCATATGTTGAGCATGAAACAGCAGTTGAAGTTATGGACGTTCCATTGCTAATAACCATATTCCCATTGGGGTTTGTATAAACAAACTTATTACCGACAACTGTAAATTGCGCTATCTGACTACTGGAGTTTGAATACAAACTACCAAGATACCTTCGAGTCGTATCCCCAGTCTTCGCGCGAGCTGTTCCGTTATATGCAGTAGCAGGTGCGGTGGTGACTAGTTCGATAGCCGGTGTTCCGCTATTGGAATATCCGTACAAGTGATACCACGTCGACGCTGTAAGACTGAGACCGGAAAGAGTCAGTGCGCTTGTGAATGGCAGTGCATAGCCAAGTGAAGGGATGTAGCAAGCGCCTGTTGAAACCCCGACTGACGTCGCGCTATTCCACACCATCTGCAAGCCGTCGATGTAACCAAGTGGCGCAATAAAGCCAGCGCCGAATTCGGCGGCTAGCTGCGTCACCGGATCACGGATAAGCGGATTAGGCATGGATAATGCCTGGATCAGGATTGAACACCATGCTGGTAGTGCTTAGCGCCGTACCTACCTGCTGGATTAGGTTTCCAGATGCCGAAGGAGCTGTCGGCGTTGAAACGCCCGCGGTTGTACTCAAGAAAACTGATGCACCAATTGTCAGCCCCGATAAGCCAGTGACAATCTGTCCTGGGAAATAGACTGTTGCATTTGCCGCAGAAGCAAAGGCAGAAAGGACAAATCCTTGCGCTGGTTTTGTCGCGTCTGTCGAATTGGCATTACGCGCCGATGGCGTTGATCCACCTGAACCACCCCAGACATTAACCATGGCACCAGCCGCCAACGCTTCAGTCGCCGGGATGATAACGGATGCTTCGCCGATGCCAGCTGGGAATAGTGTTGAGTTTAGAAAACCAGTTCCATCAAGAGCAACAATCTGATTGGCATTTGTTGCACCAGCGCTGGTCTGTGTTGCGGCAATCTCCTTTGGCAGTTGAGTGGTTGGGTCGCGTGCAAGATAGGTATTTCCGGCCATAGTTATTTCCTCAGATGATGATGGCCGGCTGGATGCCGACACGGATCGTGGTGGGACTGATAACACGTGCGACTTCAACAATCGCGCTCGGGGAAGTGGGAGGCGCCTGAGTCAAGGTTCCTCCTGTTGTCGCGCAATAGATACGCCCTAGCGACCATCCCCAAGCCGGCTCATAAAAATCACGCGAAGTGACGATTTGTATCGATGTACCCATAGCAGCGGCATGCAAAGTTACTCCAACGATGCATTCGACATCTATCGGGTTTGATAGATCGGGATAATAAGCATTCCCTAAACCATCCACCGCAACCACTCTGGGAGAATCAAGATCAATGATCGCGATGGCAACGATTGGGGCGTCGTATAAGTTCGTTTGACCTTCTGGCAAATTATCACTTGTTGCAGATCCCGTTTCGCTCAGTCGCCCATAGACATCAAATCCTAGAAGTGAAAGTGTTCCCCCTGATGCAATTGCCGGCTGACTAAGATCAAGAAATCCTAAGTTATCGACGAAGTTATCTGAGAATGCATGCCATCCTGCATCGTTATCAAGTAATGAACCATAAAATGTCAACGATATAGGTGAAGATACATCACCTACGAGAGATATTTGTACTAATCCACCAACTGTGCTATTCCCAGTCATAGCAATGGAATCAATAGCTTTTAGATTGAAACCACCTGGTATGGCATTAATTTTTGCAGTTAACGCATCGATTTCCGCCTGAAGGTTTTCTTGATCGATAGTGCTTAAACTGAGAAACCAGTTGTTCCATTCGCGTGTAACCATTCCTCCCGCGTATGTGACGGGCGATTGAGCGGAAGGGAATTGGACATTGTTCACGCCACATGAACGCCTGTGAGTAGGATTGCCAACATGTACGTAGCAAAAGCCAGAGGAAGCCAACCGACGCGGGACTGTACATTAAACGCGCCAAGTAACGCGAGAATCAGGGAAACCAATACAAGAATCGTGAAAAGTGTCATGGCTTTTTCTCCGGTTGAAGTTGGGCAATCTTATGCAAATGGTCGATATCGATCTTGAGCGCTGTCTGCAATGCTAGGACATAGGTAGCCATGGTGCCATTGTTAAGCGTTTCGGGGAAAGTTGGCATCTGGCACGGATCAGGTGTGGCTTTCGGACAAAGTAGTCCATCAGGTATCGACACATAGGATGGCTGATAGACCGTCACGATTTGCGTTTTAACGGCTACCGGCGTTGGCGCGCAACTGGACACCAACAGACAGATCATAAGGTACGATAGACCACGCTTTAGATTCGGGATGTTTGGCATAGATATTGTCCAGTGTGGATTGTGCCTTTTTCGCCTTTGCTTGTTGTTGCTGTGCGTAGTCGTTTGCTGCATCAAGGTATGTCTTGGAGTTGGCAATTTCCGTCGCCATCGCATCTTTCCATCCCTTATTCTCCAACTGCAATTGAGCAATCGTTGCAATATTCGTCTTCTGTGTTCCTTCAAAGGTCGCTACAGATGCTTTCAGGGTTGAGGCGTCCTTTTCCTCATGATCTAGACGGATCGTCTGTATGGCGCATCCAGCAACCAGTAGAACGATGACATAGACGTACCATGGAACAATTGTCCACCACTGACCTGTGACTTCTTCTGCTGTCGTTATGATGCTCATGGAACATTCAATCCTTGCAGACAAAGCGCCTGCTCTGCTTGTCGTCGGTTAAGCAAACCTTGAGATTTCTTGCCACCTGCATAGATATACAGAAGCATGTCGTTGCAACCTTGCAGTGTGTAGCCCTCGTTGATTTTTCGAAGTACGGAAGATCGGTTAAACGCGGCGTCACCAATATTGTAGTCAAGATCAGCCATGGCAGCACGTCGTGTTTCGGGTACTAAAACTTTGAGATGATCATCTACATTTTGCAGTGCATGCGACATGGAACCTTGGAACATCGCGGCGCACTCTGCGGGTGTGGCAGTCATTCCTAGATAAACACCCTTAGTTTCACCTGTACAGATCGTCGGAACGCCTCCAATGTCTTTGTAGGCCGTATAGCGAGTACCTTCAAAGTACATTCCCAAGGCTGACGCAATAGCAATCGCCGATCCACCCGTAATTTTCAACCATGGCTTATTGGTCGCCATCGGTAGGCCGGATGTTGTTCTGTTTGATGATGCGAGCTAAGCCACCGATAAAAAAGCCTAGGCCACAAAGACAAAGTGTCAGACGGAAACCGAAAATTCCGATGAATTGCGTCATCGTTGCGCTAAGTGTCAAGCCAGCAACTACGAAAGAGAAAATAACACCACTTCCGGCAAACCAAACGGACCAAAGTTTTCCGATAGTTTTCCAGTCGTGAACAAGCTCAATCTTCATGCTTGCGCCCTGTATTCATGGATCATCTGATGAAGATCAAGTAATCCCCAGCGAAACTTATCTACATCAACTACGGTAGGTATCTTGAATATCTCATCGCCAATATTTTTTTCTACAATCTCTGTGGCGTCATGCAATATGTAACAAATAAGTGCCATCTTTTGCTTTAATGGGTCTTTCTCCAACAGCATCTCAATGCCTGATTTGAGATTAACTCTAGCATTCTCTACAAGCATCAACATGGCCTGTGGTGCATCCGTATATTTATGAGCGTAAAACAACAGATCAGCAGCTTTGATTAGTGGTCCGTAAGACGGATGATCAAACAGACTTTTAGGCATCAGACAGGACCAATTGCTAGCCATTGAAAGGCTATAGGATTGATGATCGTATGCGTATTTGGAATGGCACCAAATCCGGTATCAGCATATGCAGTAAATCCCACTGCCGTGAGATTTACTGCTGAAGGTGTCAAAACACCCTCCACAGCCGTTGGTGACTGTCCATTAGGTGTTACTCCAACGAAATATGGAAGTGCACTAAATGCAAGTGAGAACATCATTGGGATCGATGTATAATTCTGCCCACTCGCTGGAAATGTTCCATTGCCCCATTGAATACGGGTTGTGCCAACTACGATTGAACTCGCATCTCCTGAAACAGGCGTGGCTGTCGTAGGTGTTTGCCAGAAAACAGATGTTCCATCGGTTGCAATCGACTTACCGCTCTCGCCCGTAGGATCGGGCACCTGTAGGATCGTATCCCACGCCAAAACAGAGCCGTCATTCGTCAGCCACTCGCCAGCCACAAGGGATGGAATGG